CCGCGCACCGCCTGACGACACCGATTCGCCACCGCGGGCGCCGGCCCCGCGTGTGGTGTAGCCGCCGGCACCCAAGCCCCGCGCTCGTTCGCTCGACGCGGGGTTTTTCTTTTCCGCGACTCCGCGACACAGAGGAAGCAGATGAGCGATCAGACCCTGAGCCAAGCACTCGACGCGCTGGACCCCGGCGCCGACTTCAGCGACCCCGACCTGTACCGCAAGGTGTTGTACGGGGACCAGCCTGAAGCGGAAGCACCGGCCGCGCCACAGGGCGAAACCGAGAAGCCGGCCGAAGCTGCCCCCGCAGCCGCGCCGGCCCCGGAAAGCAGCGAGACGCCCGCCGCTGCCGAGTCGCCGCCGGAACCGCAGATCGCAGGTGCGCTCACCAAGGACGGGAAGCACGTCATCCCGTACTCGGTGGTGCAGGATCTCCGCAACACGACCGCGCAGCAGGCGCAGCGCATCGCCGAACTGCAAGCCGCCATGGAGCGGATGCAGAACGAGGCGAAGGCGCAGAGCGAAGGCACCTCCACCGCCGCGATCCAGGCGCAAGCCGAAGCCGCGGCGCTGGAGTTCACTGCCGACGAGCTGGCCGACCTCGAAGCCATCCCCGCCGCCGCCAAGCTCGTCAAGGGCTTCCAGGCGCTGCAGGCCAAGCTCAACGAGATCGAGCCCGCCGTCAAGCCGGCCGCCCAGCCCGCCACCCCCGCACCGAACAACGCCGAGGCCGTGCAAGCGGCCATCGACACGTTGCCGATGCTGGCCAAGTGGCAGGCCAAGGGCGGCCAGCTCTGGCAGGAGGCCGTCGCCCTCGATGCGCAGCTTCAGTCCGACCCGCAGTGGGCCGGAAAGCCCATGGCTGAACGCTTTGCCGAGGTGCAGCGCCGCGTGGCCGACGAGTACGGAGTCCCTGTTTCCACGAATGCGCCGGGTGGGTCTTCTGCGCCCGCCAACAAGGCCGCCCCCCAAGAGCACGAGGCTCGCCAAGCGATGCCGACGCTGACCGACTTCAACGGCAGCACGGTGGCTGGCGACCCCACGACAGGACTGACGCCCGGCCAGATGGTCGACCGCGCCATGAACCTTTCGATGGAGGAAATCAGGCGCTCGGTGGGGCTCTCGTACTGACCTCCCTCTGTAAGAGAGAACCGACATGACTACCGTCGTTCAAGACACGACCGGCTTCGCGCTGGTCAAGGAGTAGGTGGCGCTGACCGCGGTCGCGGTCAAGGCCCCGACCGACCTCACGCCGCTGATCGGCAAGGCCCCGTCGCAAAGCGGCGCCGAGGCCATCGTGAAGCAGCAGAGCAACCCGGGCCTGCCCGGCGTGCTCGTCACCGACCTGAGCGCCAAGAAGGCCGGCACCCAGGTGACGATCGAAGCCTACGACACGCTCGGCGGCAGCCCGATCATGGGTGACGAGATGCGCGAGGGCCGCGGCGAGAACGTGGACATCTCGACGATGGAAGCCAAGGTGGATCTGGCGTCCAAGGTCATCAACGCCGTGCCCGGCAAGATGATCGACCAGCGGACGAAGATCAACTTGCGTTCCATGGCGATGGCGCAGCTCATGGGCTACTTCCCGCGCCTGCTGTGGAACCGCGCGCTGGTGCACATCGCCGGCGGCCGTGGTTCGCAGCGCGGCAAGTCCTGGCACGTGCCGCTGACGACCGATGCGAACTTCAACCGCATCATGATCAACACCGTCAAGGCGCCGACCTACAACCGGCACCTGGTGGTGGTCAACGGCGAACTGCTGCAGGGCGGCTCGCAGATCGCCAACGTCGACACCGCCGACACCTGGAAGCTGTCGCTGATCGACAAGCTCGCCGAGTTCCTGGACTCGCTGGAGTTCAAGATCCAGCCGATCCGGCTGCCCGGCGACCCCGCGGCCAACTACAGCCCCATCCGTGGCGTGCTGTATCTGGACCCGGTGGCCTACCACACGCTGCTGACCGACACGACCGCGGGCTACAACATCCGCACGTGGCAGGCCGAGGCCGTGGAGCGCGCCAACGTGATGGGCATGAACAAGCACCCGCTGTTCATGGGCGAGGTCGTGATGTGGAACAACATCGTGATCCGCCCGATGGAGCACTCCATCTACTGGGGCGCCAACGAGAACGTCAAGGTGGTGACTTCGGCCAACCGCTACACCGCCACCGAGACGGACCAGGCGGTGCCGGCGGGCCTGAGCACCACGCACCGGCTCTCGCGCGGCATCTTCATGGGCGCGCAGGCGTTCGCGGTCCTGCAGGGCAACAACAGCGCGTCGGGCATGACCGCCGCGTTCAAGGAGCGCCTGTACGACTACGACTCCAAGCACGAGGCCATGGGCGAGTGGATGGGCGGCGAAACCAAGCTGCGCTTCTCGTTCAAGGACGCGGACGGCAACGTCGAGCCCACGGACCATGGCGTTGTCGCCATCGACGCCGTGGTGCGCGCGGTCGGCTGATCTTCAACAACCCGAGCAGAAAGGAGCCTGAACCATGGCTACCTACGTGAGCAACCAGCCCAGCCGTCCCCCGGTCAACTCGACCGGCGTCAACGGCCCGTGGATGGATTCGTGCAAGGCCACGCCGAGCGCCGCCCTGGCGCTCAACGACGTGGTGGTGCTGATGGACGTTCCCGCCGGTGTGCGGCTGGAAACCTTCCGGTTCTACAACGGCGACATGGACACCGGCACGACGCTGCAGATCAGCCTGGGCTACCGCACCAAGCTGCCCGGCGGCACGCAGACCGCGGCCACGGCCTTCGGCTCGGCCCTGACCACGCTGCAGGCGGCCACGACCTCGTGGCAGGAGCGCGTGTTCGAGCCGATCAAGTTCAACGAGCCGGTGCAGATCATCGCCACCGTGACCGCGGCGGCCACCGGCGTGTCGGGCACGCCGAGCATCTTTGCCCAGGCCACGGGCGTGATGGAAGGCATCACCTGAGCCTGAGACGCTTGCCTCCGCTGCGGGTTCAGGGGTGATCCCCGCAGTTGCCTAGAGGGGCGGTCTTCGGGCCGCCCCTCCTTTTTGTGGAGCACCGCATGGCATTCATCGAGTACATCGGCATCAAGCCCAACGGGCGCAAGGACACAGTGGCCGGCACTGGCGTCGAGTGGACGCGCCACGGCGACATCCAAGAGGTACCCGACCTGGCCGTGCCGCTGTTGCTGAAGCACCCCGACGTGTGGCGCCTGGCCGAACCGCGGCCCGACACCAACCCGAACACCAATCCCGGCGCCGCTGTGACGCCGGCCGACGACGAGCCCGGCCCCTACGAGCTGCAGGGCGACGACGGCAGCATCGTCGACCTGGGCCAGATGGACGACACCGCCCTCAAGGCGTTCGTGCGCGCCACTCCCGGTCTGCACGGCATCGACCTGCGGCTGAAGGGCAACAAGCTGCGCGACGCCATCATGGCCGCCGTGCGCGGAGCCTGACATGCCGTTCACCGGCCGCCAGATCGTCGACCGCGCGCTGACCAAGGCCAACGACAGCACCAGCTCGCCGGTGCACTGGCCCGACACCGAAAGCCTGCTGTGGGTCAACGACGCGCAGCGGGCCATCGTGAGCCGGCGCCCGCAGGCCAACGTCCTGACGGCCTTCCCGACGCTGACTGCATCGAGCAGCCGGCAGACGCTGACGGGCCTGAGCCTGACGACCGGCATCGAGGTCATGGACGTGGTGTGCAACGTCAACGGCAGCACGCGCGGCGCCCCGATCCGCAAGACGCAACGGGCCTGGCTGGACGACCATGTGCCCGGGTGGCATGTGGCCTCACCCAGCAACGCCAGCGAATACTGGGTCAAGGACGACAGCGACCCGACCGCCTTCTGGATCTACCCGCACAACGGGGCCAAGGTGGAGGTGATCTACGGTGCCATCCCGGCCGACCTGGCGGCGCTGACCAACAACTTCGGCCTGCCCGACATCTACGCCGAGGCCGCGCAGTGGTACGTGCTGTTCTGCTACTTCAGCAAGGACATCACCAAGCTCAAGAGCGCGCAGTACGCGCAGACCTACTACCAACTGTTCCTGACCGCGCTGGGCATCCGGGAGCAGGGCAACGCGCTGGCCGCTGCCGTGGCTGCCGCGCGTGAAACCGGGACCGCGCCATGATCGTCGACCCGAGCACCTTCACGACCTGGGCCGCGATGCGCTCGCGCGTGCTGCCGCACGTGCCCGAGTGCCCGAACTTCCTCATTGACACCGCGCTCAAGGACGCGGCCGGCGAGTTCTTCCGCGACTCGCGCGTGTGGCGCAGCGCGCACGGCACGCTGCTGACGACGGTCGCCGACACCGTGGCCTATGCCTACACGCCCGCCAGCTCCGAGGCCGAGGTGGTGGCCGTGCAGACGGCATGGATCGACGACGAGGAACTGGACGTGATCGTGCCCGGCGAGCAGGAAGACCCCTGGCCGAGCGAAACCCGCGCCTTCCCCAAGGTCGGCGCCAGGCCGCTGAACACGCTGTACCTGTCGGCCAAGCCTGCAGCCGCAGGGGCCATCATCAAGGGCACGCTGTCGTTCAAGCCGGCCGCCGCCGCCACCGGCATCCCGACCCAGGCATGGGCCGAGTGGGGCGAGGAAATCGCACGCGGCGCCGCGTCCAAGCTGGTGACGGAAGCGGGCAAGCCCTGGAGCAACCCGGGCCTGTTCGACTACCTGAACCGCGAGTTCACGCAGGCCATCCTGCATGCCGGCACCAGCGCCGGCCCGAGCCGCCGCCGGCCCATGCGCGCAAAGGTCTGGTGACATGGCGCTGATCGTCAACGATCAGGTGTTCCTGGCCGCGAACACCAACGACAACCCGAAGGTGTTGGACCCTGGCGTCGGGGTGAACGTGGTCAACCTGGACACGCGGCACAAGGATTTCCGTGGGCTCAAGGAAGCGAGTTCGGTGCACACGCTGGACGGCGGCGGCAGCGGCCTTGCGACCACCCGCTTCTATGCGCATGGCCAGCAGGGCGACGACCCGGCCGAGATCAACTCGGCATCTGTCACCACGGCGCGCACTGAGTTTCTCGCCTGCTTGACAACCTATGAGACTGAGGATTGCGAGACCCTCACCATTCATCACGAGCATGGAAGCCTTGACCCGCCAGACCCGGCGGGAATCAATCCGACGCTGACATTTGGGTCCATCACCTGCACA